CGGAGAAAGCTTAACACAACAACATTTTAAAGAAGAATGTGATGTCATTAATATAATAAAAAGACACGATAGAAATGGCATTATAGAACACGTACAGCGTGGACAAGCACGCTACGGAGATTTCTCGGAAGTTGCAGATTACCGAGAAGCACTAGACTTAGTTCGAGATGCCCAAGACGAATTTATGACAATACCGTCAGATATTCGTAAAAAATTTGATAACGATCCGGGCAAATTTTATGAATTTGTGTCAAATCCTGACAACAAAGAAGAATTAAAACAAATGGGTTTTATTGAAACCCCAGACGTTGGAAAGCCGTCCTCGGTTCCAACAAAAGCTCTTTCTGAAGCTGGTGAGCCATCAACAGCTCAAGAAGCTCAGAAAGAGCCCACACAGTTATCTACTTGATGTTAACTGTGTGGAGTGACACCCCTACCCTAAAAAAAGGAGAAAAGACATGTACAGAAAGAAAATGTCAAGAAAGAAATCAAAAAGACAGTTTGCAAAAACTGCGATGAAAGTAAATAGAAAAAACCACGTTAAGCCTATGCGTGGTGGATACAGAATATAAGTATGCAATGGCATGCTACCACCCACTACTTGCCTTTAGAAATGAAGGTAAAATAACATTTAATAAGCCCTTTCCATTTGCGAAAGGGTTTAATTTACCATGTGGGCAATGTGTAGGTTGTAGATTAGAATATAGCAGACAATGGGCTGTAAGATTAGTCCATGAAAATCAAATGCACGAAAAATCATGTTTTATAACATTAACATTTAATCAAGAAGAATTAGATAAAAGAAGCAACCCTGCTTCTGTAGATGTGCGTGATTTTCAACTCTTTATGAAAAGATTGAGAAAGAAGCACAAAAATATAAGATTTTTTCACTGTGGAGAATACGGTGAACAAAATAAAAGACCTCACTATCACGCTTTAATATTTGGATATGAATTTCCAGATAGGAAATTATGGCAAACAAGAAATAAACAAAAATATTATAGAAGCGAAGAATTAGAAAAACTATGGCCATATGGCCATGTTGTGATAGGCGAAGTAACATTTACAAGTTGTGCATATGTAGCACGCTACATAATGAAAAAACAAAAAGGAAAAAATGCAGAAGAGCATTATTTTAATAAAGAAACTGGTGAATTAATTGAACCAGAATATTGCACAATGAGTAGAAAACCCGGAATAGGATATGAGTGGTTTAAACAATATAAAACTGATGTATATCCAAATGATTATTGTGTAATAAATGGAAAAAAAATAAGACCTCCTAGGTATTACGATAATTTATTATCGGAACAAGAAAAAGAAGAAATAAAAAACAAACGAAAAGAAAAAGCACCAGAAGTGTATGCCGAATATGATGAAAGAATGGATAGGCTATTTGTTCAAGAACAAGTAAAGATTACACAATTACAAAGACTTATAAGAGACATATAAAAAACATTTGACTCGTAATATATATTATGTAACTTTTTACATAATGAAAACAATGAAACGAGGACAAAATTATGGACAAGAACTTATATTCAATTTACGACAAAAAATCTGGAACATATATGCAACCATTCGTGGATCTTACCGATGGCACAGCAACACGACAATGTATGGATTTATTAAACAATCCAAATGCACCATTCAGCAAATTTCCAGAAGATTTCACGTTAATGCGAATAGGAAGTTGGGACGAAATCGGTGGAATCCCTACCGCAGACAACCCACCAGAAGTTATTATTGAGCTATTAACATTACAAGAAGCAAAGGAATAAAAATATGTTTGGACCCATGGGAACATTACCTAGTACTTTAACTAAAGATTTTAGTAGAGTACCAAAAGTAGATATACAAAGATCAGTATTTAACCGTGACCACGGTTTAAAAACAACTTTTGACGCGGGATATTTAGTGCCAGTATTTTACGATGAAGCACTACCCGGAGATACGTTTACCATGGACGCTAACGGTTTTGGCCGTTTAGCAACACCAATTAATCCATTTATGGATAATTTATATATAGAAACATTTTTCTTTGCAGTTCCATATAGATTAATATGGAACAACTGGGAGAAGTTTTGCGGTGAGCAAGACAATCCAGGAGATAGTACAGATTATTTAGTACCACAAACAAGTGGTACAATAACAAATAGCACATTATATGATTATTTTGGTGTACCAACAGATACAGCTTTAACATTTAATAATTTATGCGGTAGAGCATATAATTTAATATATAACGAATGGTTTAGAGACCAAAATTTACAAGATAGTGTAACAGTAGACAAAGGAGATGGCCCAGATACATTAAGCAATTATACATTGCTAAAAAGAGGTAAAAGACATGATTATTTTACAAGTGCTTTACCATGGCCACAAAAAGGAGATGCTGTAGCGTTACCATTAGGTACGACAGCCCCCGTTAATTACGATGGGGCTATTGACAGTGATGTTGGAATTTATTCAACTGCTCAAAGTAGTTTAGTATCAATGTATGCCAGTAGCGCATCAAGCAATATAGTTTCATTAAATACACCTAGTTCAGTTACTAATGGATTATACGCTGATTTAAGTGATGCAACAGCCGCAACAATAAATCAGTTAAGAGAAGCATTTCAAATACAAAGATTGTATGAAAAAGATGCAAGGGGTGGAACGAGATATACCGAAGTAATACAATCACACTTCGGAGTAACTAGCCCAGATGCTAGATTACAACGCCCCGAATACCTCGGAGGCGGAAAAGATAGGATTAATATTAATCCTATAGCACAAACAAGTAGTACAGATGCAACAACTCCACAAGGTAATCTTAGTGGATATGGTACTACCGGTTTTACCGGCCATAGATTTAACAAATCATTCACGGAACATAGTGTAGTAATAGGTTTAGCTTGCGTATTTGCTGATTTAACATATCAGCAAGGATTAGCCAGACATTTTAGTAGACAAACAAGATGGGACTTTTATTGGCCTGCCCTAGCCCATCTTGGAGAACAAGCTGTGTTAAATAAAGAAATTTATGCACAAGGAACAGCAGATGATGACAATGTATTTGGATATCAAGAAAGATATGCAGAATACAGATATAAACCAAGTAATGTTACTGGTCAAATGAGATCAAACTTTGCTCAAAGTTTAGATACATGGCATTTGGCCCAGGATTTTGGAAGCTTGCCTGCATTAAATGCAAGCTTTATAGAAGAAAATCCACCAGTAGATAGAGTAACAGCTGTACAAAATTATCCAAATTTAATTTTGGATATGTATTTTAAACTTAAATGCGCAAGACCTATGCCTACATATGGTGTACCTGGTCTGATAGATCATTTCTAATGAGTTTATTAGCAGCAGGAGCTAGTATTGTAGGCTCAATGATGCGGAACAAAGCTGCAAAATCAGCTTCCGCAAGACAAATGGCTTTTCAAAAAGATATGTCAGACACCTCTTATCAAAGAGGTATGCAAGACATGAAAAAAGCCGGCCTTAATCCAATTTTAGCGGGAAAATTCGGTGGAGCAAGTACACCAACTGGAAGTACTTATAATCCAGAAAATATTACTGCTAATGCGGCCAATACAGCATTTCAAGTAGCACAAGCCAAAAATATGCAACAACAAGAAAGATTAAATCGTCAAAATGCCGATTATTTTGACAACAAATCATATGGAAGTGCCGTATTAAATGCACGACCTACTAATATTTTATTAACAGAAATATTAGAAAGAAATCCTCAAATTATTGATGAATTAGCAAAGGGTGTAGCTACATCATCAAAAGGATTAATACAATTATTGAGTGGTGATTTGTCAGGTTTATTTGACAAAAGCAATGCTAAAGAACCATCTCCAATAAAATTATTACCAGGCAATATGCCTATTAAAAAAAGCCCACGTGCGAAAGTCAAAATTAAAAAAGATCGGTTTGATATTAGATTAAGAAGATATTTAAAAAATAGCTTAACGAGGAAATAATGACGAACAAAAAATCAAAAGTTGAAACAACAATTACTCAAACTTTTAGAACAGCTTATGAACCGCATAAAAAATATGTATTTAAAACAAGCGGAGAAAGCTTAACACAACAACATTTTAAAGAAGAATGTGATGTCATTAATATAATAAAAAGACACGATAGAAATGGCATTATAGAACACGTACAGCGTGGACAAGCACGCTACGGAGATTT